ACATATTCAATACCAGATGTATCTGCATGAAAGTCTTCAGGATATCTGATAGATTCTGTGGGTTCTGATGCTGCTAATTGTTCATCTGCTTTTTTAGCTTTTTCAAGTTCTTCCGCTGCTTTTTTTGCTGCATCCAATATTTCTTGATTTCTTTTTTCTTCAGCGGTTGAATATGCCATTACTTACTCATCTCCCTTGATTGTTTGTTTCCATAACCTTTGATTGTTCTTCTGGATTTTATTTTATCATAAAAACTGTCATTGGTATCTTCCCAAACAAGACGTTTTTCTATAGGAAATGGCATTCCGTTAATATTTTTTACAAAATCTTCTGTTGGAAGAAGAATTGATGTATCCCATTCTGCAGAAGCAAGATCAATATATAAACCATTTACATTATCACTAATATATTTATGGAAACATGCCTTAGGTATGTCAATCATTCCATTCATTAATTTTTTAATCACAATTACACGTTTTTTGGGTGGTAGGTAGTGTAAATTCGCACCCCAAAATTCTGAACGATTTGATTTAACAACGTAAACTAGAGGAAATCTGTCATAATAAGGTAGGTGCTTCATCTTTGCTTTGTATTCATACATGTAAAGATGACCCTCTACAGTAGAAAGTCTGAGTTGATTTTTATCCTCTTCTTTAGATTGACCTGCACTGTCACGTTTCTCGTCAGTAGCATATTTCTTAAAGTTTTTCTTGTATGTGCTAGCTTCATGCTTTACTGCAGAGCGATACCACGATAAACTCTTTTTTTCTCCACCTGTTTTAGCAGAGATTCGTTCAAATAGTGTTTTATAACCAGAATCTTTATTAACGCCATTGCGTTGAATTGATGAAAAACCAGTTGCCATTGTTCTATATTCCTAGGTGATCTTCGGTAAGTATCAAGAAGTTCATCTGCCTATCTTCACAATACTCACGCGCAGCATACCATTTAGCTTGATTTTTTGCGTATATTAGAGCAGCCTTGCGATATGTGGCAGTTTTTTTATTTTTCTCATTCGGTGGTTGAGTTTGTTTTTTAGGTTTAATCTCGATAATATATTTGGTAAGTTTTCCATTTTTTTCACGAACCTTAATGTAAAAATCTGGAAAATATCTCCTCACTTTGCCATCGGGAGCACGATATGGAATAATTACCTCTTCGCTCCCCCATTCTATTATCGATGTATTATTGTCACAGAACACCATGAACTTTCGTTCCCATAATGATCTATAGATAACACGAGTTGGATTGCCACGATACTTATTAGGATTTTTTGGTTTATAAAATCCAGAGTATGCCATAAATATAGATGATCCAACATAGCTTATTTAGCGTGGCAAATAGAGGTAACATCAAGTCGTTTTTGGCGACAATGGGTGTAAATGGGGGGATGTCTTTTAGTAATGGATATCTTGTTAAGTTTTTGTTTAATAGCGGTAGTGTAGTTCCTGGTGCATTAGATTCTGCTGGTATTTCATTTAATTCTGCATCAAATGATGTTATTGAATTATTTTGTGATGAAGCACAGTTGCCAAATATTGCTGCGTCTTCTGGGAATCAAATTGGTAGATTTGTTGGAGAAACATCTGTAAAATATCCAACGGCAAAAATCTTTTCGGAAATTCAATTGGGATGGATGTGTGATGCAAATATGACTCCAAACAAATTTTTGAATATATGGTTTGAGTCAATGTTTATCGAAAATGGAAGTTTAGGCAGTTACTCATCTCCTTCTGTAATTTCTGGTCAACAATTTGATGATGTAATTACTAATCCTCTTATAAGAACTAAAAATAGAGGAACACAATTAAGATATCCAAATGAATATCAATGTGATATTTTAATTGCTAAGGCAGAATCTGGGCCTGATTCTCCAACACAAAGAGTATCTGAGATTTATGTCTTAGAACAAGCATGGCCAATAAGTATTGATTCTGTCCCGTTATCGTATGGTGCTTCTCAAGTAACAAAAAGTTCAGCACAATTTGCATATACTAGACATTATATTATTTACAATGATATCAAAAGTTTAAACACTCTTGCTGGAAAAAATAGCAAGAGTAAAAAGAGTAAAAAGAATAATCTTCCAATTGGAGCAAATGATATTCCACCCAGTATTGGTTTAGGTTTATCGTGATTTGAAAATTAATTTTTCAATTCCATAAAAGTGGGAAAATTTTTCCTGAGTATTTTTGCGTCAAAAAATCGCACTAAATATACATACGACCTGAGGTAATTATTATGGCTTTGCCAAATTTAGGAATTCCTACTTATGAGGAAACTATTCCTTCTACTGGAAAAAATATTAAATATAGACCGTTTTTGGTAAAAGAAGAAAAAGTTCTTTTGCTAGCATTGGAGTCAAAAGATGATGATCAAATTAAAGCAGCGGTAAAAAATTTACTTAAAAATTGCATTCAATCAAGAATTAAACTTGATTCTCTTGCTATATTTGACTTTGAATATTTGTTTCTAAAAATTAGAGGAGCATCTATTGGAGAAGCAATTGAAATGCAAGTTATTTGCAAGGACGATGGAACGACAAAAGCTACAGCAGTTATTGATATTAACGAAATTGAAGTTGACACTAGCGGAAAAGGTGACAACAAAATTATGTTAACTGAGGATGCTGGTGTTGTTATGAAATATCCTGGCATTGATACTTTCATCGATGTCAATTTTCTAGATCTTGACATTAATAATGATAAAATTTTTGAAGTGATGGCAGATTCAATTGATCAAATTTTTGATGGGGACGATATCTATGATTCTTCTACTACGACGAAAAAAGAAATGATTGAATTTGTTCAAAATTTAACTCGCCAACAATTTGAAAAAATTGAGAAATTTTTTGAAAATATTCCAAAACTAAAATGTAATTTTAGTGCTATCAATCCAAATACTGGAGTAAAATCTGATTATATGGTAGAAGGATTATCCAATTTTTTCGGATAGCACTCTTTCAAAATAGTTTGGAAGGGTATTATAAAACTAACTTTAATTTGATGCAATATCATAAATATAGTTTGACTGAGATTGAAAATTGGATGCCATGGGAAAGAGCAGTATATGTTGCTTTACTCATGCAATACTTAGAAGAACAAAAAGCACAGCAACAATAAGTGGCACAAGAAGTATCCCAAAAAATGAACAATTTTCTTTCTAGGAAAAGGGATTATCCTAGTGCTTTTTCATATCTTCTTCCACCTAAAGATTTGACAGAAAAGAAAAATACTAAGACTTCAATAATTACATCGATTGATTCGGGATTTGATTTTTTCAAACAAAAACACGGTAAAGGATTTTTTGAAGTAATTTTTGATGATTTTTTTGGAAAATTTTTTACTCTTATTACAAAACTTGCAAGTAATTTACTAATAAGAGCAGTTGATGCTGCTGGTAATGTTATCTATAGACTAAAAAATTTATTTACTGACGGAAAAAATATTCTTGGCATGACAGCAAAGGGTGGTGCAATTGCATCAAAATACCTTACATCTGGTTATGGAATGCGTTGGGGTAGAATGCATAATGGTATTGATATTGCGGGTGGTCCATGGTATGCAGGTGTTGAAATGTCTGTCATCAAACCAGGAGTTGTTGTAGATTTAGATGATTTAGGTTCGCAAGGATGGGGAAAATTTGTTGTTATTAAGCATGATGATGGATATCATAGTTTATATGGACACCTGGATAGTATTAATGTTGCAAAAGGACAAAAAATTGAAAATAAAGATGGTGCTGCTACAGTAATTGGCACTATGGGTAATACTGGTGCTTCTCAGGGAGCACATTTGCACTTTGAACTTGGAACAGGATGGAATGGTGGAACACTCACAGGTCATATGAATCCTCTACCTCATATTGATAAGTTTGTTCGAGCTGGTGGTGATGTTACTGTTGAAAAAACTGAATCTAAATCTCCTGCTTCAACTGGAGAATATGATATTGTTATACCGTTAGATCATGTTCCTGGAAACTTAGCTGGAAAATTTCCAGATGATGACGCTAAAACATCATTTAAACAATCACGAGCAACTGGCGCTGATGGAAGAGAAAGACAAGCGCAAGATCCTGCTGCAGAAAAATTAAAATCAAAATTAGAAGCAAAAGGATATAGAGTTGCTATTATAAAACCAGAGTCATATTCTTCTTATGAAGCATATGATAGATATCTTGTAAAACAATCCAAGAAAGGTGTTCGTATTCTTCCTTTACACTTTGATGCTATTCGTAGTGCTGGAGGTACAGGATTTTTAACAAGAACTAGAGCAGGTGATTCTGAAGATGCTGCATTTGCTGCTCCAATTCAAAAGGTATTATCAAATTTTCAAAAAAACAATACTAATCTTGGTAATATTAGCAGTGATACTCAAGATAATGCTACAGTTAATAGGGGTGCTGCGTCTGCTACAGCATTGATTGAACTTGGTGTTCAAGTTGATTGGGAAAAACATTATGGTAAGAATTTTACGCAAACTAAAAAATTCGATCAGTTGATTCAAAGTGTGGCAGATGCTATTGCAACGGTAACTCCAAAAAAAGCAGCAACACCACCGCCACCAGCAGCACCACGTAAATCGAAAAGAAATCGTAGAGGTAGACTTGTAAGTTCTAACACAAAACCTCCTGCATCTACACAAACACAAACAGCACAGGAAGTTGCAAGATCATATGATACTGATGCAACAACACAGGTTATTGCAATGGTATCACAAAACTCTTCTACTGGTGTTGCACCTACTTCATCAACGCCTAATAGTTCATCTTCTACAGAAAGTGAACTTGATTTACTCACAGATTATATTTCTACTCGTAGAGCATATTCAATAGGTTCTGTAGCATAAGCAATAAATAAAGTATGGATTGTGTTAGTGTAGGAATTTAATGTCCGTATACCCAAATGTTGCAAGTGGCGATTTAACATCATCTGTTATCGGTTCTCTTTATAATAGAGCGAGAGCAGCATCGATGCTTGCTGCCAAGTCAAAAAAAGAAGCATATAGTAGATTTAAAAAGACAGGGTTGTCGGATAAACAAGCACAAGATGCTGTTAACCATTACAACTTTGGTGGTGCTGCATATAAATCTAGATTTGGTGGTGATAGATTAAGAAGAACTCGTGGATTTTTTGGTAGTAGAAAACCACAGGATGATGTTACTGTAAATGAACAAGAAAGAGTCCTTAGGGGAATGGGACTCTTTAAAAGAAAAGGACGTGGATCTGCTAGCGGAGTAGATCCAGAAACTGGTGAACCTACTGGAAGTGGTGAACCTACTGGAAGTGGTGATGGTGGTTCAACTGGACCTGATCCTGTAGCGTCTGATGGATCATCATTTATTCCTATGCAGGGGTTATTACCTCCTGCAGGAAACAATTTAGATGAAGCACTTAAAGGTGTTGGTCGAGATGGTGGGTATCTCACTAAAGAACAAAGAGTTGAAATTTTTAAAAAGAATAAAGTTTCTAGAGATGCTGACTCTATCTTTAATAAAAGTAGTGAAAGTCCATCAACTCCAGCACCACAATCTGCTGCTATTCAAAAAGTAGGAACTGGAGATTTAGTAGGTTCTGCGATTGAAAAAGTATTTGAAGATAAAAATAAAGAACTTGTTGAGGTAATTAAAGATACTGCTGATAAAGTAGAAGATAATCAGGAAATCCTGGAAAAAATTGAAAGAAATACTTCTTTTATTGAAAAATTATTTGAGTTGCAGAAAGATGCTATTGAAGATGCTAAGATAGCAGCAGAAGAAGCAGATATTGACGGAACCAAAGATACTGCTGGATTTAAAGGTTATAAAAAATTTGGCAATATGCTGGGTGGTGGAAGCGGTGGAGGTGGTGGGATACTTGGAAACTTGCTTAACTTTGGTGGTGATTTATTAGATCTTGCTGGTGGAAGAAGAGGAGGT